GCGGGGGTACCAGGTATACAGAGATCGTCAGATCTCATTTCGGGGTGGTGTCACCGGACGCAAGACTTCAGCGGCCGGAATACCTGGGCGGCGGTAGCACGCCCATTAACATTACTCCCATTGCACAAACCGGTGAAACCGGTACAACGCCGCAAGGCAATTTATCAGCAATGGGTACAGCATCCGTTACAGGCCATGGTTTTACCAAGGCCTTTACAGAACACGGATACATAATCGGTCTCGCTAATGTGCGAGCCGATCTAACATACCAATATGGTATGGATAAACTATTCACTCGCGAAACGAGGTACGACTTCTATTTTCCGAGTTTTGCACATCTGGGTGAGCAGGCCGTTTTGAACGGTGAGCTTTACTACCAGAATGGAGCGGCAGACACGGATGTGTTTGGCTATCAAGAGCGATACGCTGAAATGCGCCATAAACCCAGTCTAATCACAGGGCTGTTCAGATCAGCCGTTCCATCGTCGTTAGACGTGTGGCACCTGGCAGAAGAATTCGCATCTTTGCCAGCCTTAAATTCAACGTTCATCCAATCGACTCCACCGATTGACCGCGTAATAGCGGTACCAGCAGAACCTCATATTTTGTTCGATGGCTGGTTCGACTACAAATGTGCCAGGCCAATGCCGACCTATGCCACGCCTGGCTTAATCGATCACTTCTGATGCCTATAGGATTAGGCGTTGCTTCACTCATCGGTTCGGGCTTGTCCCTTGCCGGCGGGTTGTTTAGCAATAAGAAAAATATCGATTTAGCTCGTGAACAAATGCAGTTTCAGGAGCGTATGTCGAAAACTCAGTACCAGCGCGCTGCTAAAGATATGGAAGCCGCTGGTCTTAATCGCATACTTGCTTTGGGCGGTCCTGCTTCTTCACCACCAGGCGCCCGACCTAATATTACTAATCCGACAGACGGAATGGCGAATTCCGCAAAAAACCTCGGATTGCTTGGAGAGCAAAAGAAATTATTAAAAAGCCAAGAGGCTTTGACCAGGGCGCAGTTCGCAGCGCAGGATTCTATGGCGACACGAACAATGCAGGAAGCCCAGGGAGTCGTATTAGACAACATACTAAAAAGAAAAAAAGTAGAGCTGTTCAGGG